GCATGCTTCCTCTGTTCTTTTCGAGAACCAAGCTCAAGGAGGGACTTCCATTGATTGCATGCAGAGAAGGTTCTGTGCGGATTCACGTTACACTGAGGCCGTTCGCGGAAGTTGTGCGTCAGGCTAGAGGTTTTCGTGATACATGTAATGATGTTCCGATAAGCAAGACAATAGAAATGTATGATGTATCAAAGCAGTATGGTCATGCTTACTCGATTACTACATCTGCATCTGAGCCTCCACTTGAGAATGTTCGTCTTGTAACATGGGGGGCTCTACTGGATGGAACTCTAAGAAATTCAATGTTACGACAGCCGTTTGAAGTGATGCACAGGGATGTGCAGACCTTTTATTTCGCTGAGCCGCTGAAGTATGCTGCTTCCACAACAAACCCTGGTTCTGTGATTCGTGTTCAGCTACCGTTGGAGGCGAATCATCCGTTAGAGGAAATACTTTGGTTTGTTCGTAGGACGGATGTTTCTCTTAATAATGAATGGACGAACTATTCGAGTGTTCTTGAGAAGGAGTATGATCCGGTTTATAATCCGAGAGGTCCTTTGTTAGTGTCTGCTAAGGTGCAGGTGAATGGAATTGATTTGGTGGAGGCGGAGGAGTCTTATTTCCGTAATTTGATTGGAAAGTATCACAAGGGTGGTGTTGTGCCCTATAGTTCATTCATTTATGGATATCCGTTTGCGAGACATCCTGGTCAGCACCAACCTTCTGGCACGATTAATGCAAGCAGACTTCAGAGTCTACGATTAACTCTTGATGTGAATTGTCCAGGGACGTGGGAGGTGAAGGTGTTTTGTATTGGTCTGAATTGGTTACGCTTCGAGAATGGTATTGCGAACCATATGTTCACCGATTAAAAATCGGTATACATACCCAAGGTGTGTTCCAGGATTAAAAGGACTAAAGGAAACCCCCACCGAGAAATAGATGGTGGTCGCACTACTCCGAGTGATCCACACAGGTCTTCAAGATGAACGACTCTTGCCGACAAAAGGTAATCCAGCGACAACCTTTTTTCAGAAAGTTTTCCTTAAAGCGGGACGGTTCACGACACAATGGGTTCGTCTTGACTTTGATACGAGACCCGCTTTCAATACAGCCGCAACTCTGACACTTCCCCGCATTGGAAATCTCATTACGCGTCTTTATCTTGTCACTACCATGCCTGATATTCGAACACCCCAGCTCAAGGCTCAACAGGATCCGAAGTTCAAAGGACCTGTGTTTGGCTGGACAAATAGTCTTGGACATGCTTTATTGAAACAGGCCACAATTGATATTGCTGGAGCTCGTGTTGAACAGCTGAATGGTCGTCTTTTGGAGATTCTTGATGAGTTTCAGACACCTCTCGAGAAGGTTACGAGTATAAATAAGCTTCTGCCGCGTGCTGACAGTGGCTTTACTGAAAAAACCTTTGGATGGTCAACAACACCTACAGTCGCTGTAACACCTCTACCCTTCTGGTTTTGCAAGGGAGATCCTGGTGCGGCCTTTCCGATCGACGCGGTCAATGCGGACCAGGTGCGTCTTACGATAGGATTTGCATCTGTTGAAAGCCTCTATGTATCCTCGTCGCTCGTGGATACTTCTGGTAATGTCTTAAATCTAACAAAAGAGACAACAAAAACAACAACATCCGTCATTGAATCAGGATTCTGTGCAACAGGTGCAAATACGACGTATCCTCCTTTACAGGGATCCACATTTACGAGAACAGATGGAACAACAATTCCTGATGCCACCATTCCTAAGACACTTCTATTGGGCGACACATATGTGATGGCCGAGTATGTGTATCTAGACAAGCCTGAAGCAAACAAATTCCGTATTGCTGATTTCCAGTATCCGATTGTCCAGCATTATATTTTTGATGCTGTCGATACAAATGGACAGCCGAGAATAACAATACCGTTACGAATTCCGAATCCGTGCAGAGACTTGTATTTCTTTGCTCAGAGATACGAGGCAGGGGCCTACAATGCACCTTTTCTGGCAACACGTGATCTGAATGATCCAGGAAAGTTTAGTGTCTGGTGGCCGAATGCCAGAGGCCTCAACACACAATCGTATCAGGATCTTGTGCCTGCGTTTTCGGAGCGTGACTCGGAACCTTTTGCATCTATGAGTTTGATCTATGAAGGAAAACTGACACGATATTCGAGTGCATCGCCTTCTATGTTCAGATCACTTCTACCTTCGTATGAGCAGCGAAAGAGTCCGTGGGTAAATCGGTATATGTATAATATGACGTTTGGCTTTCAGAATGGCTTCTATCCGCCGTCAGTTGTGACAGGTGAGGGCAATCTGGATAAAATAGAAAAAATAGATTTACAGTTGCAAATGCAACCGTTTAAGGGTTCACAGAATCCTACAAATGTTCCGCGACTACTAATCTATGTGTTCGCGGAGACATATAATATCTTGAGGGTCTATGGTGGTCGTGCGGGTCTATTGTTTGGGTATTAAAACCTGTGGTTAATTCAAATTACAACTTTAATAATATCTGCTTCAAAGTATTGAATACAATCATCACATGTTCTATGATAGTGTTCTCCAAACTTTAATACAGATGTATTGTTTTTTGACCCACATTTTTGACAAGCAGGACGCGGATCATTTTTGTATGCCTCTCGCATCTTACTAATACAGTTAGCACACTGTGCCAGTGGTCCTTGACAGGAACATTTATTTCTTTCTTCTTCCTCCTCCTTTTTCTTCTGAAGTTCCTTCTCTCGCATTATTCTATGATTTTCATATTCTAGTTTCTGTTTTTCATAACATTCCTTACATATTAGGCGTTTACGCCAGTAATCTGTGTGTGCCATATCAATCGGCTGACCATTATCAGTTACGTAGTTTGTAAATCTATCTGATTTAGTTTGACACTTGTTACAGACTACATTATCGCCGCCAGCTCTTAGCCAGTAAAGAATACTGCGAGCCGATAAAATAGCATCCCCTCTTATACTATGCCAAACTTCTTGTATCCTGGGATGATCTATTTTTTCAAGTTCTCGCATAATCATATTCCATTCATCTACGTTTCCACCATTTCCTGAGTGATTTGGCCCATGAATTTGCATAGCCTCCAGAAAGTTGTATGGATTATTTACTAAAACAGGAACTGGAGGTGGTGATACGTAGGGTGGAGGAAGAGAAGGAGTTGGTGCAATCCTACCAAAGTTAGCGTTTGGATCCATCTTTTTAAGCACACAATAAGCATATATTTTGTTTCAATTTTTTCACTAAAATTGAAATGCAATTACGTGTGCATGAACGCATACACCATGGAGACCTTCCGTGTTCGCCAACTTCTGTCCGCGATGGATTCGACGACGAAGGCCTCCCTCAAGAAGCTACTTCCCAAGAAGCTCGTAGTGCCAGACGTTACGACAGGAAAGTATCCTTCTGCAATTCTATCTGTGTTTCCCAAGGAGGAGTCTTACTCCTTGTTAGGATGCGTGGCTGAGGAACTTCTACGTCTTCCGTCATCGGAGATTACAGTGGCGACTCTCCATACAGCCATCGAGAAGTTCTACCCAGACTACACGGCGACCCATAAGGCAAAGGTTGTAAAGTCAAAGACAACACAGCCTTTCCTTGACCATCTTGTAGCAACCCGCACAAAGCTTGACGCAGTCGTAAAGGGCAATCTTGTCTTTGATACGACAGTTCGTTACGAACGCGTCGAGGGTCATCCTGACGCACAGACAGAGACGCAGCTGTTTGAAGTCAAGCTGACAGGCATGCTAAAGAAGAATTGGGTAGATTTCCTATTTCAGGTCTTTGCCTACGCGGCCCTCCATGAACCCGCAACAGATATCTATCTTGTTCTTCCTCTGCAAGATACAGTGTGGCACCAGCCTGTTAGTAAGTGGCCTAATCGTAAGGCGTATCGTGATCTCTTGAATAGCCTTAGTAAGGCTTACCAAGAGCCATCTGCAGTCCTATCACCGATTATGGGCATGCTTCTACAGGAAACCCACAACATTGGGTGTCATGTTCAGAAGCTCAAGACAGTGGCATTGACTCTTTCAGCCCTGTCACATGAGACTCACAAGCCCTTCCAGATGTTTCTAACGGGCCCTCAGAACACCAAGCTTGTTATGAAGGATGAGGATCTTGCCGCTGCTTCGGCGGAGCAGCAGTTGACTTCTATCCGAATGTATGTCCATAGTCCGTATATCATCAATCTATGTCACGAACCTGGAACGAAGGAGGATTATGGCGTTGTCTGTCTCCAGAAGAATCTCCAGTATGCAAATGCGATGGGTCTGAAGGGTGTTGTTGTTCATGTGGGCAAGTCCACTGATCTTCCTCTCAGCACTGCTCTTGAACATATGCGTAAGAATATTCTGACAGCGATGGAGACGGCAACAGATACGTGTCCGATTCTTCTAGAAACTCCTGCTGGACAGGGATCAGAAACTCTAACAACTTACGACGACTTTGTATCCTTCGTAAAGTCATTTGACTCGCCTAAACTCCGTATCTGTGTTGACACGTGCCATGTCTTTGCAACTGGCCAGAATCCGTTTGAGTATATTCAGAAAATGATGACGCTTGATAAGACTCTTCTCAAGCTTGTTCATTTCAATGATTCGTCGACTCCGTGCGGCTCATGTCTCGACCGCCATGCGTTTATTGGCACAGGTAAGATTGGTTATGCTGCTCTGAAGGAGATTGCTGATTATTGCATGGACCGAGGCATTCCGATGCTTGTGGAGTGAATCAAAACTTAACGACGCATATTACGACGATTCTTGCGATTCCGTCTGGTCGAAGCACGGCGATTCCGTCTGGTCGAAGCACGACGGCCGCGGGCACCACGAGAACGTGTGTAGTAAGGATTTGTGCTTGTAGGATTGCCGTATGAAGGAACAGCAGGTGCAGCAGGAAGAGGCTGTGCAAAATATGCAGGTCCAGGCATTGCCGAGGGAGGTTGTCCATAGGCCCGCATGGTTGCATTCCACTGAGCCTGAGGAGTTCCTTGCCATTGAGATCTCATATATCCAGCCATTTGTATATTTAGTATGAAGAAATTAGTGAACTTAAACAAAAGAAAATAGTTCTGACAGATGAACCAGATTATAATCGATTCAACGCAGGCCAAGTCAGATTTGTGTCTTCTCTGTGCAGGATCAGGCACGGACAAGAGCCCTTTTACTGTGAATGGTCACAGACATCCTTACACGTTGCCTTACTCGCTTCTCCTCGAGCCCCTGAGACACAAGCCTATCAAGTTTGCGGAGATTGGAGTCTTTCGTGGAGCATCTCTTGTTGCGTGGAGAAAGTATTTTACGCAGGCTCGTATCTATGGCTATGACAATGATAGGCCCAACCTCGAGTATATCTTTTCACTTGGGTTGCCCAACACATTCCTGGCCCAGATGGATGCTAGCAAGGAGGAGGCAATTGTTGGAGGTCTAGCTGGTTATTGCCAGGACAATGAACTCTTTGATGTCATTCTCGATGATGCGTCTCATGATCCTCATGATCAGTGCCTTGTTATTAAGCATGGGCTTCAGTTTCTAAAGAAGGGAGGTCTCCTCATCGTCGAGGATATCTTTCGTGAGCGTCCGATTGAGCCCTATGAAAAAGTATTTGAGGAGATTAAGGATTTAGTATCATTCCACACGTTTATTACATGCGATCATGCTCTTCGTTTTTCTCCTGGTTGGAATAATGATCGTCTTCTTGTATTTGTGAAGAACTAAACTCATATGCTTGAGCTTCCTGTTCAGAACGATAGATACTACGACTAATTTGCCAACGGTAATTCTCTTCCTCCTCTTGAATCTCAGCCTTCTTTTTATTTTCTTCCTCTATTTTCTTTCTACGAAGTGATGTAATAAAGTTAGGTATGGTCAGGACTTCAAGTTCACTTGGCCTTGAAAGCGGAGATACACGAGACTTCTGAAACCGTGTTATGGAAGAAAATTCCTCTTCAGCTTGTATAGTCATCTTAAGCTTTTCAGCAAGAGAAACACCCTGAGGTATGGTCAGGGGCTTTACAGAACTAAGAGATGGAAAGTCATTTGGGTTTTGTAGATTTAGAGTCTTTTCAGACATAGGAGCAACCGCAGTTTTATGTTTCCACGTTCGATATGACATTGTAGTTGCATTGTCAACATAGTGAACCCTGTTTCAATTTTGGTGTATGCCTAACAGTAAAATTGTAACAGTTTCCCCGTAGTAGATAGGCATCATGACGTCTTTAGTCATTGTTGAAAGCCCCGCGAAGTGTAAAAAGATCGAAGGGTTCCTGGGTCCAGGGTGGCGTGTGGAGGCCACGATGGGTCACATTCGTGCACTTGAGGAGGATCTTGAGGCGGTGGGTCTAGATCGAGACTTTGAGCCACGCTATGAATTCATCAAGGAAAAGTCAAAAAGTATTAATCATTTGAGGGATGCAGCAAAGGCCGCAACACGTATCTATATTGCCGCAGATGATGATCGTGAAGGCGAAGCGATTGCCTACTCTGTGGCTGTTCTATTGAAGTTGGATCCTAAGACGGCTCTCAGGTCAGTCTTTCATGAAATCACCGAGACGGCTGTAAAGAATGCAATCAGGAATCCTCGTAATATTGATATGCACAAGGTGGAGGCTCAGCAGGCGAGATCTATTCTAGATCTAATGGTGGGATTTACGATTTCACCTCTTCTTTGGAAGCATGTAGGTGCCGCACTGTCGGCGGGGAGGTGCCAGACTCCAGCACTGCGACTTCTGTGTGACAAGGAAAAGGAGATTCAGGGATTCACGAGTGAGACAGTGTGGCATGTGAAGGGTTCTTGGTTTCCTGCAGGAGGCAACTTTGTCTTTCCTGCTGATCTGAAGGATGAACTTGATGAGAAGGAATCGGCTTTGAACTTTCTCGAGAACATTCATGAGGAAACGGAGGCGACAATTCTGACAGCGACGACGAAGCCGTGGACAGAAGCACCACCGAAGCCGCTCATTACAAGCACTTTGCAGCAGGAGGCGTCTGCATTGTATGCCTCGCCGCCAAAGAGGACTATGCAGATTGCCCAGAAGTTGTATGAGGCGGGTCATATTACGTATATGAGAACGGATCATGCAATTCTTTCAGAGGAGGCTATTCAGGATGCAAATCAGTATATTCAGAAGCAGTTTGGTGAGGCTTATCTAGGATCTACAGAAGTTAAAAAGGCGAAAACTGCAGCACCTGTGCAGGCCCAGGAAGCCCACGAAGCTATTCGGCCGACACACTTTGATCTGACGGAACTTCCTGCGACGGAGGATTGGCTACCGCTGGATCGAAAGATTTATCGACTGATCTGGGCCCGAGCCACTCAGAGTTGTATGGCCGCAGCGAAAGGTGATACCAGGACGATTATCTTTACAGCTTCAGGAGATCCTGGAGAGTTTCCGTGGCAGGCTTCATGGAAACGAACAACCTTTCTTGGATGGCGAAAGATTGGTGCTGCTGTAACGAATCTTGATGAGGATGCAGCTGAAACAGCAGAAGCAGCACAGGCGACGTGGCTCCAGGCTCTTTCACTCAAGGAGGGGACAAAACTCAAATGGAAGGCACTTGACACAGCTCCACATGTATCAAATCCGAAGCCGCGGTATACAGAGGCCACGCTGGTAAGAGAGCTTGAGAGAAAGGGTATTGGTCGTCCGAGCACCTATGCGTCTCTTGTTGGAACACTTCTTGATAAGAAATACACGGAGAAGCGTGATAGGCCTGCAACAGAAAGGAAGTTCTCGGCGTATCATTTGAAAAAGGAAGGCCAGTGGCCACCGACGGAGGAAATTGTCACAAAGAAAGTTGGAGGCGAAAAGGACAAGATGGTGCCGACGCCTCTTGGTCTGAGTATTCTTGACTTCTGTTTGAGAGAGTTTGGTCCTCTCTTTGACTATGGATTTACGGCTCAGATGGAGTCTCGACTTGATAAAGTCGCAGATGGAAAGGAGGCCTGGAAGGCTGTGTGCCGAGACACATGGAACTCCTATAAGGACCATTATCTGGATCTGAAGAGTCAGAAGGGGTCTACTGTAGGTCGAGTTAAGGAGTTCGCGGATGGCCTCAAGGCTGTTCAAGGAAAGAAGGGTCCAATTCTTCTGAGGGAAGATCCATCAGGAGACAAGGAGAAGACGATATTTTATGGATGGCCAGAGGGTCTTGCGTTCAGTGAGATGACGGAGGACGTGGCGAAAGCCTTCTGTTCTAAGGAAAAGGCAAACAAAGAGGGAACAGTCATTGGCTTGCTGAACGGCCAACAAATGATCGAGAAGTCAGGAAAGTTTGGTGTCTATGTTCAGTGTGGATCGATGAGTGTCCCGAAGGCAGAAGGAGATACAGTCTTTACACTACAAGAAAAGCTCAAGGCAAAGAGTGAAGCAAGTCTGCACACGCTGGGAGACTTTGTGTTTCGAAAGGGACCGCATGGGCCGTTTATGTTTAAGAAGGGAGGCACAGGCAGGCCGCAGTTTGTGAGTCTACCGTCTGAATTGGATCCAAAGTCGCTGACGTTGGAAGCAGCAACGCGTATCTATAAGAATGGTGTTGAGGCGAATGGTAGTTCAGGAAGGGGTCGTGGCAGGGGTCGGGGCCGTGGTCGGGGCCAATGAAAGTAAAGTCTCTCAATAGAGGATGAAACCACAGGTTAAAAGGCTATTGCCTCCTGATTTTGTAGCAAAGCCAGAACTTACACAAAAAAAGACAGCTGTCTGTATTTTTCATATGTATCCCCCGATTCACAATGCAGGAGCTGAAATTATGGCACATGTCTTGAATATATATCTTATCAAAAAAGGTTGGACTGTGTATGTTCTGTTGCCCAAGTTTCCTAAAAAGGAAGTGGATGGTGTGAAAATCATTGAGTTCTCAGAGGTAAAGAAGATCGAGGAGGTTGTGCAAAAGGCCTCATTCCTCGTCTCACATCTGAAATTCTCAGAGTTGACGGTTGCCACAGCAAAAGAGGCACAGAAGCCTGCGGTTATGTTGATT